TCTGTTGGAATTGATACGGTGAATGATTTATACGGACAGTTTATGCATTATGTGCAAGAGTTCTTGAAGGCAGCAGGGAATATGGACGAAGAAAAACGTGAATTGTTAACACGTATTGCGTTATTACTCGTTTCAACTCGCTTTGAAGTTTGGAAAGACTCGTTAGATATGTCTGAGTTAGTGCAGTTTGAAATGCCTGATCTAAAATTACCAACATGGGATGAACTCATGACGACTTTAAGTTGGAAGAAGAATGGCTTTGAGGTCCATTATCGTGCTACTGAAGAAAACGAAGAGATTCGCGCGTACTATCAACAGCGTCACGAACAAAAGAAACATGAAGAGAAATAAAGTTACAGGATTACTTAGAATCTTCACGGATATCTTTATAATAGCTGTAACGTTGCACCGGTTCGAGCCGATGTCTCTCATCTTTAAACCCTCAAAAAGGGCGTACGGAATAAATTCCTACGCCCTTTTAGCACAGTGGTTGAATGGAATGAGTTTAGCTGTAAACAGCTACCTCATTCCTATTCAACTTTGTGGGGGAAAGAAAACGAAATGGCATAGATGCAATTATATCTATGCCATTTCTGTCTTTCTCCCTCGTTTTAATGAGGATTCACGTTACTGCTATTATAGAATCCGTCAGATTCTTTGTAATCCTGAAATTGATTCTTTTCTTCGTTCCGTGGACAGTAAAAAGAAAATAAGAGTTGTTTCCACAACACAAATAATAATAATATATATAAAGAGAAACGGTAAGGTTAACGGTAAATTTTATAAAAAAAGTAGTGTCAAACCTTTGGGGCTGTAAGGCAAACAGAGTTTACCTTTTAAAAAACAGAAACGGTAAATTTTGGAGGACATTGTGAAAACTGAACATACTATACAAAATGAAATACGGGTGGCCTTAACCGAAAGTGGCTATACAGTATTTCGGGCGAATGTCGGGAAAGTAAAAACCGCAGATGGTAGATGGTTTGATACGGGATTACCGAAAGGACATCCAGACCTATACGGTTTTAGACCCGATGGGAAAATATTTTACATTGAAGTAAAAAATGCAAATGGTCGAGTAAGACCGGAACAGAAACAATTTATCAAAACAGTAAAAGCGCGTGGCGCACTTGCAGGTATTGCACGTAGTGTAGAAGATGCGCTCGCAATCGTAAAGGAGACAAACCATGAATAAAAAATTAGTTTTAGCAACAGTAGCAACAATCGCAGCGGTAGCAACAGCACAAGGAGTATATGCGGATGAAACAAACGTACAAGGAACAGTTACAGCAGGAGCTAATACAAGCACAGTTACAACTGCAGAAACTGGACGAACTGGAACAGAAAAAAATGAAACAACGGAGACTGCTAAACAACCAACTGCTGAAATTGCAAATGCAGAAGCAGGAAGCCAAAGCAACGATTCAAACAAACAAGGAAATGCTACACAATTTACAAAAAATGGGACCGATATTCAAGTAACCAATCCAGAGGTCGTAGTTGATCAGTCAAATGGAACAGGTAAGTATCAAGGTTTTACCGTGGAGTATAAAAACGTGCATTTTCCAGATGAAATGGAAATCAATGAGGGCGATAAGGTTAAATTCACACTTCCAGAAGAAGTGAAATTCCAGACTAACTTTGACTTTGATGTGTACAACCCAGAAAAACAAGTTGTAGGTAAGGCGACTACTGACACAGCAACCAACACAGTTACTACGGTATTCAATAACTACTTTAAAGATCATCCACTTAATAAGCAGATGTCACTTAAGATGGATGCGACTTGGACTGATAAGGTTGAATCGGGTAAACCAGTCACAGCTAACTTTAATGGCACGCTTGTGACTGCGAATATTGGTAAAGAGCAAGTGATTGGTAAAGACGAACTAATTTCTAAATGGGGTTCTCAAGATAAAGATGACCCAACCGTGATTAATTGGGCTGTTCGGTTGAACTATGCACGGAAAACCCTTAACTATGTCAAGATTATCGACGAAATGTCTGATAATCAAAAGTTGGTTGATGACTACTTGGAAATTAAGTATGTTGATAGTGTAGATCCATGGGTTGATAAAGGTTCTGCTATGGAACTTGTTAAATCCATGACTAAATCTGAACACGGGTTTGAAATCACAATGGATCGTCTTGATCGTATGATCTACTTGTACTATAAGACTAAATTGACTAACACTGTTAAAGAATCACATAACCCTACTAACAAGATTGAGCTTAAAGCTGAGACTGATGGCGCTATTTCACATAGTTATGTTCAGTTGGTAGGTGGTCGTGGTGACGCAAGTGGTGAGAATAAGCCAGTCTTTGAATTGCCAAACGATGCGCCAGTTTTGGAAAAACCAGAGATCAATATTGAGGATATCCCTCTAATGCCTCCTGCGCCTATTGTGGAAATTCCAGAATGGAAAGGCGGGGTGACACCTCCAGACGCACCAAGTATTGATAAACCAGAGTGGTCTGGTGGAACAGTTCCATTTGATGCTCCTATCTTGGATAAACCAGAAATCAATATTGAGGATATCCCGATGATGCCACCAGCTCCAATTTTGGAAAAACCAGAACTTATCATCGATATTCCAGAGCCGAAACCAAAACCACAACCTAAACAGGATAAACCCAATACTCCTGTTGAAATCGATTCTAAGCCGTCTAAAACGACCGTAGAGCCTCAGAAAGAGCAAGTGAATGTTATTTATCAACCGACTGAAACAAACACTTATACGCTCCCTAATACGGGCACAGAAAGCAGTCTTGTATTATCATTCGCTGGTATGTTTATCTTGGGTGGTATGGCACGAATCGCTCTTAAACGTGAGGGTGAATAATGTCACTGATAGATCAATTCTTTGAGGAATACGACAATCTCACGGCTAGTTATGGTGGAGTTGGTCGGTTTTGGCAAAGGATTAGTAAGAAAAAGGTCAGTCAGTACATTAACCAATCTAGACGGAATGGTAGGATGCCACCACCAACATCGCTGAAATATTTTGAGGGTTATCTGGATAGTCAATTCGTTTTAAAGTGTATGCAATACTACAGCGATACATACCCAGAGTGTATGACACTTAAAATGGATGCAGCATTAGATGAATTTACGTTTAAATATCGACAACGAGGTCGAAGAAAAGAACGTAAGCTATCATCTCAACTGCATTTAGAACGTGCGTGGGCGCTGGGCGCTTGATTAAGGCCGGCAGACTCTGACAGGTCTGTCAGTCATAACCTCACAAACTAAAATATTATACACTGATGCCGAAGCGAGTGGGGCGCTTCAACCGAATCGTGATAAAACTACTGGTTTTATGCCTTAACACACGATTCAAAAATGTATATCAACCTATAAATAAAAAAAAGGAGAGTCCTTTCTTTAAGAATTTACATACAAGTAAGTCTGATATACGCTTACGACCAGATCAACAGATTAATGATAATTCATAGCAATGCCGTTGATCCATTGCGTCCTATATTGGCATGAGGCTTGGAAACCTCAGAGGGTTCGATTCCCTCTATAGGATTAGGACGGGAACATTCGTGGACTCCTTACCTTTTTTATATTTTTTATTTCACGCTATCGACCCGTCCCGATAGCTGGCCAGTTGTAGACTCCTTTGAGTGGCGCAACTCCATTCGCTGGCCATTGCTCACTATAAATTTAGAAAGGCCCTCTTATCTAGTTTTTCTAAGAAGGGGAGCAGAGCAACTCCCCTATTTTAGTAAAGTAGATAGAGATTATTATGGATATTGATTTAATTAAACGGTCAATCAGACTGGATCGACAGCGACTACAAGATACGAGTAGCGACTTGCTCATACAAAAAAAACATCGGAAAAACCGCAGTGGTTGGAAGATCACGGGCAATTAAAGAAAGGATCAACAAAAACATTATGGCATTGGAACAGGAATTAGTAACGTTAACCAAGAAATGGTTTGTAGACCGTGATTTAGAAAACGGTGGGCGATTAGACAAGCAGGCTTTGAAATTAAGTGAGGAGTTTGGCGAGTTATGCGCTGGGTATCTTAAACAAAACGAGAAACTGACAAAAGACAGCATCGGTGATTGTGCGGTTGTTATTGTAGGACTTGCATTATTAATCAAGGAAGATTTGCATAGTATTTTTGAGGAATCGGACAACATCAGACGCAAGGATGTGATGGAATGTTTTAAATTGCTGAATGCAAATATTTCTGAGTTTCAACTTTCGCAAGAGTTGGCAAGTAAAGAAATGTGCAGACATAATTTAGTACGTGCGGTAGCTTATCTAAAATCTATTAGTAAGGCATTTGACTACGACTTTGCAGACTGTTTTGAGGTGGCATATAACGAAATCAAAGATCGGAAAGGTAAATGGATTGATGGATCGTTTGTTAAAGAGGAGGATTTGGAAGCATGAATGGACTGGGTTTTAACGGGGACAAAAAAATCACAATCAGTTTTTCAAATTTTAAAGAAGTTAAATTTGCGGTGATTAATTTCGATGAAGAAGAATTAAAGAAAATTATTAGTCAGTTTAACAACGGAAACTTGATGAAAGTTAGAAATATTTTTATAAACCCAAAGAATGTTGACTATTTTGAAGTTGAAGATTTAGAGGAGGATTTGAAGAATGAAGTATAAAGTTATTGATTATGTATCAGACGTGCAGGAAGAACAAACAGGAACTTGTGAAGTATGTTTTGGAACAGCAATGGTAGAAAATGGTTCTATCACTGTTGAAGATGAGAATGGTAAGACTACTAATATCGACCTAACTTGGTGGAGCTGGGGGGATTATTTCACGATTTACATTGACAACGTGGTTGATTTTTCTGCATGGTTACAAAAAAGGGATGTAGAACCGATTGATGTAGTTAATGATTGGTTATGGTTGAGTGAATTGGTAGAGCAATATAGTGAGGAGCAAGAGGATGAATAAACAAGAGTTGATTGAACGGATAGAAGGTTTAAAAAATATTTTCTGGGATGAATGCGAATACGTCAAAATAGACTTCATGATAAAACTCGTTTCTGAATTAGACGAACCAGAAGTAGGTCACGCAGATGAAGCACCTCGTTATGTCAAGAATATACTAGCAAGATTACGCGAATTGCCTTTGCATGATCGTGAAGTTTGGCTAAAGACTATCATGGGTGAATTTGAGCAAGATTTCAGTCGTGCAAAATGGCGTGAAGGTTATGAGCAAGGCAAGGTAGAAGGTTTAATTGAACATGAGAAAGTCACAGTCCCACAGTTTGTAGCGGATTGGATCGAGTATTGCCAAAAACATGATTTTACATTATTTGGATGTCTTGATCCAGAAAACGGTTTTGAAAGTTTAGTAAATGAAACTTTTGAAGGAGATGTTAGAAAATGTATAAGATGGTGTAGGAAAGAAAGCAATATTTTAGCTCGTGCTTGGCTTTATGGCCACACAGTCGAGGAAGAGAAGCGGTATTATGTAAGATTTAAAGGGATGGAAAGTGGTGATTTTAATTATTTAAACTTTATCAAATTTCAACACGCTTGGGTCTTATCATCAATAAAACTAGATAAAAAATTTCGTACAGAACACACAAAAAAACAGCTTGAAGAGGCCGGCTTTAGCTGGGTGTTCGATTGTCCGGGTATTGAGATTGAGGAGGTAACAGAATGAACCTTAGACAAAAAACGAAAACACTATAATTATTCGTATAGATATTTTATAACCTGGATAGTTGTCGATGATAAGGTTTCATTTGCTGTATGTCCGAAGAAATTTAAGAAAACACTCAAGCAAAAATTAAAGGTTAATAGAACCTATGACTACGATGAGTGCTGCAGAAAATATTTTCTTCTTGAAGAATATCACGGTGAAATGCCGAAATTTATGAGAATTATAAGAGGTACAAGATGATTCCGAAATATAGAGCGTGGCATAATGAACTTGGTAGAATGATGTTAGTAAATACTATATTTTTCTTTGCCAACGAGCTTGAAGAACTTGAATTGAATGATTCAATTATGAATGATAATATTCCAGTTTATCCTGACGAAATCAAACTCATGCAGTCAACAGGTTTGCATGATAAGAACGGCAAGGAGGTCTTTGTCGGAGATATTATAAAATGTACCAGAGGATGTCCTCATGAAGTATACCTAGAAAAAGAATATGGTGGCAAATACATAGGAGGTATGCCCGCTGTATATCTAAAAGGTATAAGAGAGGGTTATGCTTGGACTGGGGCCGAAGAAATCATCGGCAACATCTACGAAAAACCCGAATTGCTGGAGGTAGTAGAATGACATTAGAACAGTTTCTAAAGTCACTCTCGGACCTTATGTGGTCCTGCTTCTGGGTGATAGTGATATTTTTAGGCAGTAAAAATAACAAAAAATAGGAGGTGACAGAATGACACGACCAAATAGATACCCATATACAAAGAACCAGTGGGAGGAAGAAACAACTCTAGTATGTTTCGGTGATAATACTAGTTTTAAATCGAGAGTTGAAAGAAATAGAATGACGGGGGAAACGAAACAATGTCATTGAATAAAACAAGAAAAAGATTGATTAGGAAGTATCGTGGATATTACAATGGCCGTCTTTTAGGATTAAAAATAAAAACGGCTGATGATAAAAAATGGGCAATACTTTCTCCGACTGTTGAAGATTTTGATGCAGACAGTATGGCTTTGGAAGCGGGAGTTATTGATGCCAGTGTACTATCGGGCAATGGTATCACTTTAGAGAATAAGGAAATAACGATCAGTTTTGGTTTTTCCAAAAAAGGAAATAGAAAATTGAGAGAAGCTTTGAGGGGGTATTAATGGATATACAAAACTTCATATACCTACTACTCGCACTGGTCTGGCTCTCTGGTTTGATCTGGGCTAGTGTGATAGCTTTTAAAAATAGAAAGGGAAAATGATGAGTTTAGATAATGTACATATACCAATACGAGCAAACAGAACTCTATCTATTGCCCAAATAAATGGCAAGTTAGAGATCGCTGTACTCGGTAAGGATGATTTGTTTGTTACTGATTCGTATTTTATTAATCTATACGATGCAGTAAAACCTTTTAATGATATACACGATTTAAAAAATATCATAGATCAAATTTTAGATGTGGAAGGAATGTTATGACTAAACTATTTTACACAATCCTCGCATCAGTATCGCTGGTATTTATGATTGTGTGTATCAACTTAAACTCACGGATCAATGAGTTAAATACTAAGGTCAGTGATTTCGAATGGACGGTACAAGAACACGAACTATCTATCCAGCGAATGGCAGAGAAGAATAATGCGCAGGATGTGATATTAAACAAGCTGAACAGCGAGTATCAGATGCGTGAGAGACAACGTGCGGAGGAAGTAAAGGAAGCTGCAGAAAGAAACGGAGTGGGTGGATAAGAAATGATTAAAGCAAAATTATTTAAAGACAAAGATAATGTAACTGATAAGTATTATGATGTCGCTGAAAGAGTAGAAGATTTTATCAATAACAATTCGATCAATGATGTGATTAGTATTGTCAGAATTGCAGACACAGACCGTGTACTACTTGGTGGTGCTAAACTCACTTATGCTACCGAAATACTTCTTATCTATCGTGAGGGTGACGAATGAACATAGCAAGTAGACTATCTGCGTTAAAGTATATTGATATCAAAATCAAATCCAAACGGCAGGAGATCGAAAACCTCAAGTCTGCTATTTTAAAGGGGCAGGTATATTCGGACGAACCAAAAGGCAGTAAGCAAGGAAATGCCACGGAAGATTTAAATATTAAAATCATTGACGGGGCGGAAAAGATTCGCGCAGAAATTCATCAGCTTATGGAAGAACGCACGCGCCTTATTAATGCCATCGAGGATTTAGACGACCCACTGGAAAATATCGTGTTGAGATTAATGTACGTTAATGGCTACTCATGGCAAGAAACCAGAAGAGAGTTAAACTGTTCTCATGCGACAATCCAAAGAGCGAGAACGAAAGCAATCGAACATTTAAGAATGAACCAAACGTTAACAAATGATACACACAAGCTGATAATATAGTATACAGAAAGAGATTCGTAAGGCAGCAGAAACGTTCGCGAGCCTAATTGTTTTGTCTCCTTATTTAGTACCAATGATCTGCAATAGCTTTGTGGATCTCTTTTGTTATTTTAAAAGGTGATAATATGAGACCACAGAAGTTAACGATGTCAAGAGGTAAGCGAGTCTTATCTGACTATGGTTCAAGGCAAGACGAATACAGAGAGTACAATCGTATGCGATGGAAGTACGACAGAGAAGCCAAAGCATTTTATAATTCGAAAGAATGGAAAGCATTGTCACGATTGGTTCTACTTGAGAATGATTATGTTTGTGAGTATTGTGGAGACGAAGCTACAATGAGTGATCATGTGATTCCGTTGAAAGCTGATTGGAATAGAAGATTAGATAGAACGAATCTAAAAGCAAGTTGCAAAAGATGCAATGATAAGAGAGCGATTCTCTATCGTAACAATCTATTGTGATTGTCGATAGTGTCAACCGACCGAACCGAACGGTTAGTATTGGATGAACGAACACGGATTATTTTTAAATAATGTTCGGATTTTACCCCCAAAATTTTATTAACGGGGCTATATCGTTCGTTATTCAAAGGACGCGGCCTCTTTTGTACGAAAAATTCCGTTTTTGAAAAGTCATTTGAGTAAAGGAGGTGTCAATTTGGGGCGAAAAATGAAGCTGGTAGCGACTACTAAAAGTCATTTGACGAAAGAAGAGAAGATTGCACGCAAAAAGATTGAAGATAAGGCTTCCGATGGTCTGGAAGCATTGCAGATTACGCCACCAAAACATTTTGATGCGATTGCAAAAGCTGAATACAAGCGCGTGATTAATGATTTGCGAAAGCTACCCCTCAGAAATCTTGATAGAGCGATTTTAGAAACATACTGTACGTGGTATGCGGTCTACAAAGAAATCTCTCGCGGATTGCAGAAAGAAGGGTACGTATACGAGACTAGTAGTGGTAAAGTCTTGCCGAATAAAATGCTATACAGTCTGGAACGTGCGACTACTAACTTAACAAGAGCAGCATCACAGCTTGGTTTGACCGTGGACAGCCGAATGAAGCTGTATGTGCCACAAGTGGAAGAAAAGAAAACCAGTATATTTGATAAATTTGGAGGATAACACCTCCTTTTTATTTTGTCGGAAAGGAGGATTGAAACAATCGTAGATAAGAAATATCAAGACGTAGCTTATAAGTACGCTAAAGAAGTGCTGGACGGTAAGCGTAGAGTGAATGCAAAAGTCTACAAGGCTTGCTTGCGACACTTGCGAGATTTGGAAAATATTCCCACCAGCGACTACGACTACTTTCCAGACATGGCGCAGAACCCGATTGATTTTATTGAAATCCTCCCAGATGTCAAAACTGGTAAGCCTTATCCACTAGCAGAATTTCAGAAATTTATCATTGCTAGTCTGTACGGCTGGCGCAGAAAATCAGACAAGGCTATCAGACGATTCAGAAAGGCTTTGATATCGCTGGCCCGAAAAAATGGTAAGACAATTCTTGTAGCTGGTATTGCTTTATACGAGTTTTTATTTGGTCGTAATCCAGCAATGTCACGGCAGTTATTTTGTACAGCTAACACGCGAGCACAGGCGCGTATCGCGTATGACATGGTTCGTAAACAGTTAGATGCGTTAAGAAGTCAAAATGACGATATCAGAAAGGCTACTAAAATAGTGCGTGACGAACTCAGAAATTTGAATGATGAAAGCTACGTGCGTGCGTTAAGTCGCGAAACTGGTGCAGTCGATGGTTTTGAACCGTATGTTGGTATATTGGATGAATTTGCAGCATCTAAAACAAATGAAATGATTGAGTTGCTTGAATCTGGTCAAGGGCAGTTGGATAATCCATTGATTTTGATTATTTCAACCGCTGGATTTGATTTGAATGTACCGATGCACGCAGTTGAGTATCCATACATCGAACGGATTTTAAACGAAGAAATAACAGATGATGGTTACTTTGTATTTGTCGCAGAACAAGATAACGAAGAAGAGATCAAAGATGAAGCGAACTGGATCAAGTCAAACCCTATTTTAGAAGTTGAAGCGCTTTATGATAAGATGATGAGCTACCTCAGAAAGCGTAGGAAAGTATCTCTTGAGACTGGCACAGTGAATGAGGTGCTGGTTAAGAACTTCAATATGTGGCGACAATCATCAGAATCATCGTACATGGATAAATCAAGCTGGCAGCAGGCTAAACTTGATAAAAAACCAAACACACGCAAACGTAGAGTTTGGATTGGTGTTGACGTTGGAAAAGTTAATGACTTATTTGCTATATCCACAATGGTTCAGATGGACGATTATTGGTTTTGTGATAGCTTTTCATTCGTGGCTACTAAGTACGGCTTGGTGGCTAAAGAAAAGCGTGATGGTGTATCTTATACGAATTTAGAACGTATGGGTGAATGTGAGATCACAACACTCGAAAGTGGTGTGATCGATGATGAACGTGTACTTGAGAAGTTAGAAGAAATGATCTATATGAACGAATGGGAATTACAAGCAATATGCTTCGACCCATACCAGTTTAGCTCATTGATCGCAATGATTGAGAAGCGACATCCAGAATGGCCACTAATCGAAGTCAGACAAAACACAATGGTTTTGAATATGCCGACTAGACAATTACGAGATGAAGTTTTAAAAGGCACAATCAAGCACGCTGGGAATCAACTACTTACGATGGCTATTAATAATGCGCGTGTCAAGGTTGATAATAACGGTATGCGTATTGATAAGGATAAAAACAGCAATAAAATTGACCCATTGGACGCTCTACTAGATGCTTATGCAGTGTGTTACCTCGAACCATTCGATGGCTCTGGCTACTGGACAAACGAGAAAATTTTGGGAGGAGGTAGCCTATTTTGATCTTACTGAAATATATACACACAATCCTATTGCTGATCGGCATAGGATTTTTAATTTACGGTTTGTTTTTAGTTAATCCAATAGTTGGATTCATCTCGACTGGATTAATTTTGATTATTTTAGCGATCTACATCGATCGAGGAGGTGCATGATGAAGAAACGAATCAAGAAGAAATACGAACTACTAGAACGGATTGAGTATTTAGAGAATGATTTCTTTAAATTTACTCAAGACACAGTAGATGTCATTGAATTTCTAGGTGAACAGATAAAACGACTTGAGCGCAAACATAAGAAACATTGATTTCAATGGATAGAAAGGAGGTGAGATTATATGAGTTTCTTTCAACCATTGGGATCAACCAAACCCTCTTATGATGATTATATTTCGTCCGTGTTGTCTGGCAACTACTCCCCAGAGTACACGGGAATATCCGCTTTAAAGAATAGCGATATCTTAACCGCAGTAACCATCATCGCTGGAGATATCGCACGATTTCCACTATTAAAGAAAGACTTTACGGGGAACATCGAGCAAGATGCAGATTTGAACTATCTCTTAAATGTTAAATCAACTGGTAACGTGTCAGCGCGGACATGGAAGTTCGCAATGACCGTTAATGCGATTCTAACAGGGAATTCATTCTCTCGAATACTACGAGACCCTAAGACTGATAAGGCACTTCAATTTCAGTTTTACAGGCCCTCAGAAACGACCGTAGAGGAAACAAACGACCACAGACTGATATATACCTTCCGTGACCGTTTAACGGGTAAGTCGATTGAATGTAAAGCAGAAGATGTCATTCATTGGAAGTTTTTTAGCCACGATACCATTTTAGGGCGTTCTCCTTTGCTATCGCTTGGTAGCGAGATCAGCTTACAAGATGGTGGGCTGAATACCTTGATTAAATTCTTCCGTGATGGATTTTCAAGCGGAATTATTAAATTAAAAGGCGCTCAGTTGAACGGTGAAGCACGTAAGAAAGCCCGTATGGACTTTGAGAAGATGCGTGAGGGTTCGACTGGTGGCAGTCCTTTAGTATTCGACGATACACAAGAGTATACACCACTCGAAATTGATACGAATGTCTTGCAGTTGATAACATCCAATAACTTTACGACCGCACAGATTGCGAAAGCCTTGCGAGTGCCTAGCTATAAGTTGGGTGTGAATAGTCCTAACCAGTCCGTGGATCAGTTAGCTAAAGATTACGTTACCAACGACTTGCCATTTTATTTTGATGCTATTTCAAGCGAACTTGCCCTTAAAGTACTGGACGATGAAGAACGCAAGAAATATAAGATCGACTTCGACACTCGAAGCGTGACAGGTCGAAACGTGGAAGAGATTACGAAGTTAATTATTAACCAAGTTATCACTCCCAACGAGGGGCGTGTTGAACTTGGTAAAGAGCGTTCGTCTGATCCTAACATGGATCGTTATCAATCCAGCTTGAACTATGTGTTCCTCGATAAGAAAGAGGAATACCAAGCAATGAAAGGGGGTGAGAATGAAAATGGCAAAGAGAATCAAGATGAAAGGGCCTCTGATCTCGAATAACGAGTACGAAGTGTACGAGTTTTTTGGACTAGAGGCAGTCAGCGCAAAGTCGATTACAGATCAATTTCCAGAAGATATCAACGAGGATATCACGTTGGAAGTCAATTCAAACGGTGGTCTTGTGTCAGTAGGAAGCGAAATATATACCGCTCTTAAAAATTACAATGGCCACGTTACAGCGGAAGTAACTGGAATGGCAGCAAGTGCGGCTAGTGTGGCAATCATGGGAGCAGATACAGTCAAAATGAGTCCGACTGCTCAAATTATGATCCACAAAGCATTACTTACTCGTGCATCTGGTAATAGTGATGATTTGGAAAAAGCAGTAAATGCTCTTAAATCTAGCGATCAATCGATTATTAATGCGTATGTCTCAAAGACTGGTTTATCAGAAGATGAAATCTTCGAAATGATGAAGAATGAAACCTTTATGTCAGCAAATGAAGCTATTGAAAAAGGTTTTGCTGATGAACTAATGACTTTTGAGAAAGATTTAGGCGCAGTAGCAAGCCTCGAAAGCGGATTGTTACCGCAAGCTGTCATCGATGACTTTTACTCACGGAAGAAATCGAATGCAAAAGAAGCTCAAGCGATGTTATTTGAGCTGGAAAAAGAGGCTATCTTAAACGGCCTTTAAAAGAAAGGGGAATATACCTAAATGTTTGATGAAAAAATCAAAGAATTGGAAGCTAAAATCGCTGAAACTAAAGCAGAAATCGAAACTGCTACAAGCGATTTAAAAGCTAAGTTGGAAGATAGCGCAACTGCCGATCTTAACGAAGCGAAAGAAATGCGTGCGTCTATCGATGCTAAGAAAGAAACTTTGAACACATTAACGGAGGATTTGAATTTGTTTAAAGATATGAAAAATGAACCACAAACTGCTGAAACTCATGCAGTCCAAACAGAAGAAAAAACAATGCGTGAAGCAGTAAATGAATGGCTTCATTCAAAAGGTGCTGTAGCATCTAAAGAATTGAAATTTGAAGGTAAAGAATTGATCGTTCCTATGAACGCAGCGGTTGATCCTGTTACAGATGGATTCAAGAAAGCTAATTCTAAACCAGTTACAAGCGAAGAAATCGTTACTACACCACTTCGTGAAGTGAAGACTATTCTTGACTTGAAACAATTCGCTACAATCCACAAAGCGACCAAAGGAACTGGTAAATACCCAATCTTGAAACGTGCTACCTCTAAGATGGCAAGCGTAGCAGAATTGGAAAAAAACCCAGCTCTTGCTAAACCAGAATTCGAAAACGTAGCATGGGAAGTTGTTACTTACCGTGGAGCTATTCCAGTATCTCAAGAATCTATTGACGATGCAGATGTTGACCTTCTTGGTTTGGTATCTGAAGCAGCAGAACAAATTAAAGTAAATACTACTAACGATGCAATCGCTACTGTATTGAAATCATTTACAGCCGAAAGCGCTACAAGCCTCGATGATATCAAAAAGATTTTGAATGTTAACCTTGATCCAGCTTATAACGTATCATTCGTAGTATCTCAATCTTTCTACCAAAAATTAGATACATTGAAAGACCAAAATGGTCGTTACTTGCTTCAAGATTCAATCGTTTCTGCTTCTGGAAAAGTATTCCTTGGACATCCAGTATTTGTAGTGGCAGATGAAGCCTTTGGTGCAACTGGTGAAGCTCATGCCTTTATCGGTGATATCCAACGTGCTGTACTCTTTGCAGATCGTCAAGAGCTTGGATTGCGCTGGACTGATAACGAAATTTACGGTCAATACTTGCAAGCAGTAGTACGCTTTGACGTTAAGAAAGCTGATGCGAAAGCTGGTTACTTCGTAACTATGCCCTAATACTCCCCCAATTAGCGGGGGTGTCTCACGGTCAGCGGTAACTCTAGCAGTACCAACCGCAAGTAGCACCAAAGCCGACATCATGGCTTATCTCGATAGCAAAGGAATTTCTTACACTGCATCACAGACCAAGGAGCAGTTACTGGCTTTGATCGGAGGTTAGAAATATGAGTGTTTCAACCGAATTATTAGAGAGTGTGAAGCTCTATTGTAAGATTGATTATGACTTTGAAGATGAATTGATCGAAGAAATGATTGAATCAGCACAAGATGAAATCTGTTTTGCTATTGGAAATGATGTAACTCCTAAAGAATTAGCAAAGTATGCTAAATTTTTGCTTGCAGTCAAAAAGCAAGTGAAAGAAGAATATGAGCATCGTGGCTTATCTGCTGACACACAACGTCACGGACTAGCAAACGGTGTTTTAAACATTATCCATCAATTAAGAACACGGAGGGAACTCGATGATAACAAGAAAGATGAATCACAGAGTAACATTCTTCCGTGAAATTGGAGGTCAGAACGAAGATGGAGAGGTTATCTCTCCGATTCGTGAAAACCTCTATACTTGCTGGGCTGAGGTTGCTAAAACTTCCTTGAAAGATTTTCAAGAGGGAGCGAACCAGACGGCAAACAAGAAAGCAAAAGGAATTGTTTCTTCAAGCGAACTGAAAACCTTGTACGTCCGACATCATCCAAGACGACCATTTGATAGTTCTGACCATGTTGAATTTAATGGTTTTGACTACGATATCGTGTCTATCGATGTGGACGAATCGTCATTTGATATGGATAAGATCAGCATTAAGAGGCGGACATGACAAAAGGTCTGGATCAGATTTTATCACGGCTCAATGAACTGCAAGTTAAAGCTCCAAAAGCTGCAAGAGCAGCAGTTAAAGAGGGAGCAGATGAAGTCGAGAAGATTTTGAAAGTAAACACACCAGTTTATTTCGTCATGGATAACGTCCACGCTAAAGATGATACGAGGGTAACAGGCTTTAAAGGTGGGGATCATGGTTTGATATCAAAAGATATCGGATATGGTCGCGCTACTGGATGGCGGATACACTTTCCAGACGATGGTACAAAATACCAAAGAGGGCAAGGATTCGAAGAGAAAACAATAAACGAAGCAACACCAATTGTTAAGGAAATATACGCAAGCAAAGTAAAGGAGGGATTGGGATTGTGACAGTAGAAACAATAGCTTATAAGTTATTAAGTGATAACGAAGAACTAAACAGCTTATTCGACAAGCTACGAGGAAATAAATTCGGTCTTGGGTTTAAACAAGGCATCTTTACTTACGATATCCCAGAGCGCCCTACGAACGCTTTAAGTAAGGAGCTTGCTCCATTTATGCGTATCTATCCAACATATGAAAATGATGTTGAGTTTGCAGATGATAAAGCAATCTCTACTGAACATCGGATCACAATTAATTATTGGTGCGTGAATGCAAAGCAGTCTGAGCAGATCGCTGAATTGATGGATAAGATTTTAGAAAGTAATGGTTTTGACCGTTACACAACGAACGAACTGCCAAGATATAGAGATAACGATATTGACTTACTAGTAAATGTAAGAAAGTATCGTTTTTTTGATTGGCAATTGGAAAAATTAAGAAACGAGGATTAATGAATGTCTAAAGTTAAATTTGGATTGCGTGGTTTTGAATTTGGTGAAGTTAACGCTGAAAACAAAGTCCCAACAACTATGAAATTGCCTGGTATGAAATCTGCGAAGATTGATATCACAAACGAACTTGTAACAATCGCTGCCGATGATGGCCCATACGTAGTATTGTCATCTGGTATCACAGGTACACAATTGGATATTTCTGTACTTGACCTCTCAACTGAGGCGCGTAAAGTATTGTACGGAATCGAAGTGAAAGACGGTATGGAAGTATACAATAAGAACCTCACACCTAAAGATGTGGCGTGTTGTTTCCGTACATCTACAGAAGATGGAAAAGCTATCTGGATTGGTCTCCTTAAAGGTAAATTCTCTCTTCCAGGCATGGAAACAGAAACTAAAGATGGAACTCCAGCACCAAAAGAAGATACAGTTACAGGTAACTTCGTGGCTCGTGGTGACAATGAAAACGGTGACGTTATGATTATTGCCCGTGAAGATAACCCACAATTCAACCTTGAAAAATTCCGTGAGGCTGTATTCCCAAAGTCGTAAGCGCCTCGCCAGCAGCGGCAGTAGTAGGCGCAGGATAATAACTTTCTAAGCATGGAATCTATTTCCATGCTTTTTATTTTTATTTAAAGGAGTAGGAAATGTACACAATCAAGCTAAATATCGGTGGAATTGATAAAGAATTTACCAAAGAATATATCAATGTGGAGGATAACCTCCTCGCAACTGAACAAAACGTGCGACAATCAGCACTTATCCAAGACCCTAAGAAAGCGAATGATCCAAAAGAAAATCGCAAACTAAATGAAGCATATCTAAAAATGTTCGTGGATATGTTTGGCGGTCAGTTTAAAGTTGAAGATTTGAAGCAAGCAGATATCGCGATTTTAAAAACACTTGAAAAAATCTATCTCGCAGCGCTTGGAATTAAAGAAGAAGTGATCGAAGACCTTGAGGGTGAAGACGAAAAAAAGGGATAAGCCCAGAAGGAGCGCGTGACAATCTCTTGATCTGGTTTCAAGAGTTGATGCAACAAGGCTATACAATCCTTGAAATTAAACAGATGCGACTGTCTGACTTTGACTTAATGGTTAAGGCCTTTGAAACGAAGAAAGAAGAATCAGAGAAAGAGACCACGCTTGATAAAGCATTTCCGCTTTTATTCGGTTAAGAAAGGAGGATAAATGACTAATAATTTAGGTGAATTGGTAGCAACAGCATCGCTGGACATCCAACCATTCGTAGGAACGACTAAACAACTAAGTATGTATATGCGTGGTCTTGATAAGTCTTTATCTGCGATGGAAAAATCCTTTAAGAACGCTGGTAAGGGTGCTAAGAACATCACAGGAATGAAAACCGTACTAGGTGAGACTGCGAATAGTATTAAAGCCTATGAAAACCTATTAAAAGATCAAACTGCCCACTACAACAATCTAAAATCTGAAATTGGTGATCTAAGCAAAGCAAGTTCAAAGAACAAGGAAGACTTGCTTGGCGCACGTAATGCGATGTTGCAGACCGCTACGACTTTATCAGATTTGAGGGGGCGATATGCTGACCTCACTAAAGAAATCAATATCCAGTCCAGTAAATGGACACAAGTTGGCGATAGCTTGCATTCATTCGGTTCGAAAATGCAGGGTATTGGCAAGAATATGCAAAGTGTTGGATCGACACTTACCAAAGGTCTGACTGTACCACTACTTGCTGGCGCTGGGGTTGCGGTTAAGGCTGCGATTGACTATGAAAGTGCCTTCGCTGGCGTTAAGAAAACAGTGGACGGAACTCCACAACAATTCGCACAACTATCTAACAGTATTCGCGAGATGGCTAAAGAAATGCCATCCAGTGCGGTTGAAATTGCACACGTAGCAGAAGCAGCAGGACAGTTAGGTGTACCAATTGGTGCGATTAAAGACTTTTCGAAAACTATGATCAATTTGGGAGTGTCTACCAACCTAAGCTCGGAAGAAGCTGCATCGTCAATCGCTAAAATTGGTAATATCATGCAAGTGTCCGGCAAGGATCTTGGTACATGGTCTGGACACTTTGGGTCAGCCGTGGTAGATTTGGGTAACCATTTTGCCACAACTGAACGCGATATTGTCGAAATGACCAACCGTTTAGCAGCAGGCGGTAAACTTGCTGGTTTGACTACCCCAGAAATTCTAGGTCTTGCGACCGCGATGAGTAGCGTAGGTATTGAAGCTGAGGCAGGGGGAACTGCAATGAACCAGACCCTTACTGGTATCGGTAAGGCAGTGGCTGGTGTAGGTAAGGGCGCAAGCTCTAAATTAAAACTTATCGCACAGACTGCAGGTATGACCGCAGAAGAATTCTCTCAGGCATGGAAACAGAAACCAGCGGAAGCCTTACAAGCCTTTATCAAAGGTTTACAACGTGCGCACGATGAAGGCAAGAACATGGACGGTATCCTTTCAGATTTAGGTATGAAAGGTATTCGTCAAGGGAATATGCTGAAATCTCTTGCTTCTGCATCAGACAAGATGAGTGAGGCAGTGAACCGCTCAAACTTAGCTTGGAAAGAAAACAACGCACTTACCAATGAAGCAAGTAAACGCTACGAAACCACAGAATCACAACTTAAAATTTTTAAAAACAAACTTACTGACATCGCTATTGAATTCGGCGGGCCACTCTTAAAAGCGTTAAACAGTGGTTTGGATGCTGCGAAACCGTGGCTACAAACACTATCAGACATGGCTAAAAAATTTAGTGAAATGTCAACTGAGCAACAACAAAGCATCATTAAATGGGGCGCTATGGCTGCTGCAATCGGGCCAGCTTTGAAATTCTTTGGTAAAGGTGCAAGTATCATCGGTGGATTTGCTAAGGGCCTTGGAACGATTGTTAAAGGCATCGGTACATTTAGTGGTACACTTAAAACCATTTCTAATGGTGGCGGTTTTATCAATGGTCTGAAACAGATGGCTACCGGTATGACTGCTACTGGGACGGCTGCAGAGAGTGCGGCTGCAAGTACAGGATTGTGGAGTACAGCCGTTGGAATATTAGGAAGTGGCGCGACGTGGGGTGTACTTTTAGGCGGTGCTGCATTAGTAACTATCGGCATCATTGCCCATGAGATCGCAGAAGCCAACGAACGTACTCAAACATGGGGTACAAGCGTAAGCAAGCTACAAGACCAAGAACTATCACGGTTAAAATCCAAAGTCGATGAAGTCCATCAGGCTACAGTAGGCTTTGGTCAAGGTGGTGCACAAGCGGTTGAGAATGTGCGTAAGAGCGTTCAAGGACTTGCGGATGACATCCAAAAAGCGATTGACAAAGACCTTGAAAAGACTCTTAAAGGTCTTGAAAAAGTTGGTGCAAGCGAAACAATCCAAAAACGTGCTGTAGCTCAAGCAGAACAGCAAAAGAAGAATGTGCAATCCATGACAGATGAGATTGTGCAGATTTATCAAAACGCATCTGACCAACACAGAAAGATCACTCGCGAAGAGCAGGCGATTATCTACGACTACGAAAATCAATTTATTGATAAACAATTGTCGTTGCAGAAATATTCTGCAGATGAACGGACTGCGATCATGAAAGCCATGAATGGCCAGATTAGCGATCTGAATGAAACACAACTACGTAAAGGATCGGGTGTTGTCGCTAAGTGGCTAGAAAATGAGAAGAAACTCTACAATGAACAAGTGACTGCATTGAAAGATGCTCACGAAAAGGGGATTTATAGCCAGTCCGAATATAATAAGGAATTGGAAAGATTAAATTCCGAACACAAGGCTAAAATGGAAGCCTACGGCCGTGAGTATGCAGCTCTTCAAAAGAAACTGAGCGAAAAAGTACCGCTTAATTTTGGCGATGATCGACAACGTGAGCTGTATTTTAGCCAATTACGAAAAAGTTGGGCAGAACTTGGCCTTGATTACGACAAGATGATGGCTAAGGCAGATCAGTTTGCCGACGTCATTGGACGTTCTTCCGGCATGGTTGCAAAAGATACTGTAAATATGTCTAAAGAAACGAAAGAGGCCAACCTAATATGGAAAAGCCTCATCTGGGATCCGAAGACAGCGTCAGTAAAAACTAATGCACAAGAAGAAGTAACTAAAGCTCTTCAAGCTGAAAACGGCTGGGAGAATATGCAATTCATCCTCAAGCACGCAAACCTTGAAACCAACGCTAAGATGACAATCGGACAAGCACTGGTCGAAGTTGGTAAGTGGGATAGTTTAACCCCTCAAGAGAAAGAGCTTGTAGTTGGTAATAACAAAGGTATGCAAGCTGTCCTTGAAAGCAAAACATTGCTTGAGCAATACAATGCTATGCCAGCAGCAGTCAAAGAATTGCTGATGAAGAATACCGACTTCCTTTCATCTGGCGAACGTGCGACTGCGATCATTGAACGTTGGAATACACTCACACCAGAGCAGAAAGAGTTAATCTTAAAAGATGCTGCGAGCGATAAGGCCGAACGTGTAAGACTGGCAGTTGATTCGTTAACTGGTATGGCTCATGTAGTCAATTTAGATGCAGAAGACAAGACCAAGAGCGCTATCGCTAGTGCTATGTCTAGTATCTTAACACTACCTACGGATCATAAGACAGATCTGATCGCAACTCCAGACGGGGTAACACTTGGAACTAACCAAGCTATGGGTGCTTTAGGCTTGTATAATGGATTCGCTGTACCAACCAAACAAATTACTGTTGATCCAAGCAATGCGACAAGTGGCGCACAACAAGCGATCAATAAACAACAAGAGTGGAATAACACTCCAAGCCCAGTCAAGCCACAGTTAGGTGATCCAACGGGGGCGATAACTGCTGCTCGACAAGCGATTGATAATCAAAACGCTTGGAACGCAACACCATCACCAGTAAAAATCATAAACGCGGATGCGTCTGGTGCGCAACTTGGTGCAGCGGTTGCTAGAGGTGCGATCATGTCCATCCCGACATCTTGGACGACAGTTATAACAACTATCGAAAGAACAATTAAAGGACATGCTAAAGGTACGAACTACCATGAGGGCGGACTTGCTATGGTCAATGACCAAGGCGGTACACTCTACAAGGAAATGGTAACACTACCAAATGGATCATCATTCATTCCAGAGGGTCGTAATGTTATCCTTGATCTTCCAAAAGGATCAAAAGTTATGCGAGCTGGTATGACCAAAAACTTTATGCGTGAATTAGGTATTCCGAACTTTGCGGACGGTGTAGGTTGGAAAAATTCGGAAGTTGCGAACGTTACACAACGAATTAAGAATGTGAATGAATGGAAACGAGAGAACGAACAGCGTGATCTTGTACCGTTTATCCAAGAGTTGATTGACCAAGTAAAACGTGGTAACAATCGTGACGAACGACCAAACCAAAACTATACATTAAATGTGCACGGAAATAGCAACGGTCAAGATTTGACACCAGAATTTATGAAACGCTTGATGCGTGAACTAGCGTACTATACTAATCAAGAGGGGAGGGGGTTAGCTTGACAACATTTACTTTCAACGGAAAGAAAAATACTGAATTCGGTCTACGAGTAGCAGAGGGTAAGAAAATCACTACCTCCAGTCTTGACGTGGAGCGTGTGGCGGTAGCTGGACGTGACGGTGAGTTACTAGTAAGTAACAATCGTCTTAATTCTGCTGAACTAAGTTTTCCAGTGAATTTTGTAAAGGAAAAAGGCTTGATCGCTACAGAAGTTTATAAAATTTCTGAATGGCTCAATGTAGCTGGTTATAAGGATTTAACCATCTCTTATGATCCAGATTTTATCTATCGTGCTGCATACCTCGAAACGTTTAGCATCGAGGAAACCATGCGACAGTTTGGTAAAACGACAATCAATTTTGTATGTTATCCAGTAAAATTCTACAAGCAAGGCCGTACCACTCAAACTTTACAGAATGGTGCGACAGTAAACGGTATCGGGAATGTCAATGCAAAACCAATCATCACTCTAGTTGGATCGGGTGACTGCACTCTTACTATTAATGGTCGTAAGACCAAGTTAAAGGGTGTGCAAGGTAAAATCACTCTTGATATGCAAGCGAACCAAGTATTTAAGGATAATCTACCAGCATGGGATAAGGTTGTAAGGTCTCCACAGTTCCAAATGCCTTACTTAGACGCTGGACGCAACTTGATAAGCTGGGACGGTAATTTTGGAGTGTTTATGATCCCGAATTGGGGGGTTAAGTTATGAGACCTATACTATTTAATAAAGATGAGCAGTCATTTGATACGTATGGTCTTGGTGAGCTTAACGTAACCAAAGGTACAGTCACAAGGGAGCGTAATGGGAATTATACGCTATATGCAGAAATTCCCGTGAACGATCCAGCGGTTGCAAGCCTTGAGAAAGAAATGAAGCTAAAAGCTGATGCTGGACTAAGAACTAAGAATCAGACTTTTGAAATCTCACGAATCGTAAAAGATAGCAGTAACATTGTTAAAATCTACGGCCAACATATCAGTCACAAGCTGGAATATATGGCGGTAGCGAATGGCAGACCTTTTAGTGGCCCTGCTTCCGCTGCGCTTGCCATCTGGCAAAATGCGACTATCGGTGATTTACGTTTTGATGTGTGGTCTGACATCCAGACTATGGGCAAGGGTGTATTTGACATCTCAAAAATGGAAAACGCACGTCAAGCCCTTGGTGGTGTTGAGGGGTCAATCCTTGATATTTATGGTGGTGAGTATGAATTTGATAATATGACCGTGCGACTGCATAAGCAGTTGGGTCGTACAGCACCAACCGTTTTAGAGTATGGACGTAATATCCTATCTGCCGAATCAGATGAAACGATTGAAAGCTCATATACTAGTGTGTTACCGTTTGCGACTTATACACCAGACAAGCCAGAGGGCGATACTAGCGATAGTCAACCAGATCCAGTTACCGTAACGCTCCCAGAAAACTACGTAGATAGTAAATACAAGGCTGTATACGCACATCGCAGAATTAAAGTCGTAGACTTCTCTAGCGAGTTTAAGAGTGACAGCAAAAACAAGGATATTCCAACGGCTGATAAATTGCGTAAAATCGCTACTGATTACATGGAACGTAACGCAATCGGTAAGCCTAAGATCAATATTAAGATCGAGTATGCTGATCTAGCTAAAACTCTTGATTATGCAGATAATGGCTGGATCGAGGAATTAGAGTTGTGCGATATCGTACCTATCTACTACCCGCAGATCGGGCTGACAGATGATACCGCGAAAGTAACCACGATCACTTACGACTTCATCAATGAGCGAAATGAGAGCGTAGAATTTGGCGATATCGGTACTAACATTAAATCAACCATGCAGAGCGGTCTTGCTGGACGGGTTGATGGTATTGCTAAAGCTCAACAAGACTTTGAAAATAGCTTGCCAGATTATCTCTTAAATGCGCAAGGCAACAAGATTTGGTATAACAAACCAGATAACAAAGAGCACAAGGTTGGAGATATCTGGTTTGAGAAGAACGGTATCTATGACCGTATGTACGTCTGGAATGGTTCAATGTGGGAGAAGCGCATTGATACCGAAGATGTTGATAAGGTTAAAAAAGAGGTTGATAAGCAACTAGAAGAGGCTAAGAAGTCAACCGCTATCGAGATTGAAAAGGCAAATGCAAAGGCACAAGAGGCCTTGGTTAAAGCTGGCACGATACCAGACGCAAGTAAGTTATCTGAACAGATTAAAACGTTTATTTTAAACAGTCCCGATCTGTCGCGTAAGGTAACAGAGACGTTTAACAATGCGGATAATGGTGACACGATCTATAGTAAGATTGTGTCCAAAGTGTCCCAACAGTTTGCAACCAAAGGCGAATTTGAAGGCATTGACCGTGTGCAAAATGACATGGGGCGAGAGCTGATTGGATTAAACAAAAAAATCCAAACTCAAACCCTCGAATTTAACAAACTCACAGAGTCGAACAAACTCTACGAACGTATCATCGGTAAGTCTGAAACGGACGCCCCGGACAAGCTATCACGGCTGGTTATGTCCAGTGATATCTTTCAGACGGAGGTCGGTAAGTATGTCACTAGTGACAATAATTTGATCGTTAACTCAGAGACGATGAACCAGCACGTTTTAGTAAACGAAAATCGGCCCGGTGTGAATGTTTCTGTCAGCGATGGAATTTTCACGATCAAAGCACAGGGCGCAACGTCTTATAACTGGTCCGGGTTCACGCTTCCGATTTACGTTCGCAAGATTTATCGGGGTGAAACATATTCTGTCGGCTTTAAATACCGCGTTCGTGGTGCGCTTGATTCTGAATTTAACGTCATTATTAAAAACCACGTTCTCAACCGTGCAGCGTTCGTAGACACGGCTGCACGTTCAAATACTTCCGTTTCTGACGAGTGGAAAGAATTTCAAGGGACGTTTTATATGTCCTCAGATTTTGAGTTCGGCAATCACAGAAACTTACCTTTTTACGTTTATGTTACAAAAAACGGCTGGGTAGAAATTAAAGAAATTATGCTTGTCCGCGGGTCGCGTACTGGTCCATACAAACCAAGTCAATTTGATGACGCTTATAAGGCTAGCAATGAAGCTAAAGACATCGCTAGCGATGCGCAGACCAAAGCGATCCAGATCGCGCAAGGCACGGAAGCGATTCACACGCAAGTAAGCCAGCTTTCTGGATCGTGGGCGGTTCGTAACCTAAACAACAACGGTGACGTACTAAACTCTATCAATGTACTCGCTGACGGTAACAACCGAATAGATGGACGGTTAACCCATATCACAGGCCAGACTAAGATTGATAATGCGGTGATTAAAGATGGTATGATTGCTAACTTAAACGCTGATAAGATTGTCGGTGGCACGATTGACGCAAGTCAGGTTAATGTCATTAACGTAAACGCAAGCAATGTACTGGCTGGCACACTAACCGGTATGACCGTGCGAGGTGGTCGGATCGAAGGTCTAAATGGCAAGATGTATATTGACTTACAAAATAGTCAATATAACGTTTTAAACAACGAAGCCACAATCAGACGGATTGACGATACCAATTCCTCGCAATTTATTAAATTAACAAAGAGTGGATTTATCGCAGAACGATTCAGAGATAGCAATGCTGCACTCATGGTTTTAGGCACGAATCACAACAAAGACCCTAAAGAGGTAGAACGGCATGACAATGAAACGTTCGCAGGTATTCGACTTTGGTCCGGTAAAGGCAATGGTGCGGAAGAAAGCCTTACAGAATTTATCGGTGACCGTGTACTTATCTACAATAACGGGCGATATCGTAGCCCTTGGAACTTCCATGGGAATACTAATGACGGGAACACTTACATTATCCCGATGAACCAAAATGGTGTTAAACATTTTATTGGACGTGGTGACTTCTTCCTTGAGGGGATTTATTCACGGAAATTCTACATGAGCGGTGGTATTGATATTGGTGATTATATCTGGGACTTGCTCACTTGCTTTGGGGAGATGGCTAAAAACAATATGCTTGGAGGGGCTAAAACCCACATCACGGGTGTTTTACGGAAACGAGGTTATAGAATTTAATGAACACAACAGACAAAATTATCAACGATGTCGCAGTCCAACTTGCGAATAAAACTATTGAGTGCGCTACCTATAAGGCGCACTACGAAGAAGTACAAGAACAACTAGCGCGAATTAACAACGTACTAGAAGCAGATGAAGCATTGAAAGAGTTATTCGATGAAGTAGCTCAGAAAGGATAATATATGACATTTAAAGTAGTAAACAAATACTTACAAGAAACTAACAAAACATTCGTAGCAATTCGACAAGATGCACCATACACAGCATTTGACCGTGTTTTAATCGGGGATCGTACAAACGAATCAGATGAAGCGTTGATCCAAGCCGTACTTGGTCAGATTGCAACCGAATTTAACCCAGCGGATGGTGTGAAGAAGTTACAAGAAGATTTACACGTACAAGCAGAAAGCTACGAGCAAAAACTAGCTGAAAAAGATACAAAAATTGCGGAAGTTAAGGCAGTAGCGGATTGGGCAGTATTGGCTCGTGTGACTGACACAGATAACCCACTTGACCCTACTATCTACAAGCGTGGCCTTGAATTAGTTGACTTGGGACAGTCTGGTAAGTCTTACAAATCACAAGAAATCTTTACGATTGAAGATGCTACACACAATGCTCTCTACGGTGAGGGTAACCGTGTTATGGTACAAGTCAACAGTGACTTTACATACAATGGAGAAACACTTGACCAACTAGCGAGCCTTGAACAAAATGGTAAACTCGCAATTTGGAAGTGGACTAAACCAAAAGAAAATACAGATTTGGAAACTCAACCACTGGCATAGAATTGAGGTGATTGGGTGACGTTCTCTGATCTAATCGCACATCTCGCTCCGACAATCGGTGTCATTGCAACGGGCTGGTTTGGGATGAAAGCTAGTAAATCTGCAAACTTAAACAAAGAGCAGTTTAACGAATTGAAAGACGAACTAGGTACAATCCAACAGTCAGTAGAGACCGTTCAAACTTTGGGCGAGGATAACAATAAGAAAATTAGTGAAGTGAATGATAAGTTAGCGGTACACGATGAAGCGCATCTAGTCACAATGTATTTGAGGCTAGAGCGTGACATCTCTACAGCGATCAAGCGTGGATTTACTACCGTGCATGAATCAGATATCATTCACAAAATGCACAAGAGTTATAAGAAATTGGGCGGCAATGGATACATTGATGCCCTATACAAGAAATACAATAATTTAGATGTGAGGAATTAACATGAATAAAATTAACTGGTCTGTACGTTTACGTAATAAGAATTTCTGGCTTGCAATCGTTCCAGCACTTGCATTGCTATTTCAAGCGTTTGCCGATATCTTTGGCATCAAGCTAGAGTTTGGACAAACCATTGATAAAATCTTGGTATTCGTCAATGTGTTGTTTGCATTCTTCGTGCTTGTCGGAGTGGTCAATGATCCAACTACTGCTGGATTGAGCGATAGCAAACGTGCGTTAGGTTATGAAGAACCTAGCGAAGATTAATATATTTTTACTGGCTACTATCTATTTTTGGATAGTAGCCTTTGATTTTAGAAAGGAGCAGTAATGGCTACTTTAAATGATATTTTAGGATATGCTGAAAGTCTGGCTAACCAAGGTGTCGGAGCTGATGCGGATGGAGCATATGGTACGCAGTGTGTCGATCTTCCAAACTCTATCTCTATCAACTTCTTTGGTAAAGCTCTTTGGGGCAATGCGATTGATCTGCTTAATTCTGCCCGTGATTTAGGCTATGAGGTGGAATACAATCAAGAGGGGAATCTCGACAGTAAGCCACGGGCTGGTGCTGTATTTGTCATGGATACGACATACACCTACGGCCACAGCTACGGCCACACTGGTCTAGTCATTGAAGATAGTGACGGTTATACCATGCGGACTATTGAGCAAAACATTGACGGCAATGCAGATAGTCTATATGTCGGTGGCCCAGCAAGATACAACACCCGTGATTTTAACGGTATTGTAGGCTGGTTTTACTTCCCAGTAGACGGTCAACCAGCGCAAGTAGCATCTATCGAGCCATCAGAGCCTCTCACAGTCGATTCTAGCGAGTTTAATCCAGAGACTGGTACATTTACCGTGGAAGTATCTGCGCTCAATGTACGGGCTTCTGCGGGGCTTTTAGGCGAGATTGTAGCAGTCTATACCGCTGGTCAAACTATTAATTATGACGGCTGGTTAGATAATGATGGTTATATCTGGATCACGTACATCGCTGGCTCTGGTAATCGCAGATATGTGGCAGTAGGTCAATCTCAAAATGGTAAACGCATCACAGACTTTGGCTCATTTGCCTAGATTGTGAGGTGGAACATTGAGATTAAACTCTACCAATTTAAAACAAGTTGGCGGTGGTAAGATCGTCAAACAAGGCGATAGCGCATCGCTGTTTGAGTATAGACTGCTTGATGAAGATCACAGACCAGTGGACGAATTAAATGGCACAGAAGCTAAAGTGACGCTATACAACGCAAGTGGTAAGGTTAGTATAGATACATCAGTTATTAACTCTGGTATTACGTTTAAACTCGCTAAACCACTGCCTATTGGTCTCTATACCGTGGAAGTCGTAGCGGGTGGGTACGTATTCCCTAGTGACCGTAGAACTACGCTAGAGATCACACAGTCAGCAGACGAATACACGAGCAGTGAGCTATTGGAACTGGTCAAGAATGATGTCAAGACCGAAATCGACAAGTACATCGCAGAACACTCAACAGAAGAATTGCCAGATCTAACCACTCTCTATAATCTAGCTAAAATTTGAAAGGACATATAAATGACTTTAAACACAGAAAAATTAACTCAATTCGCACAAGCTGTCGGAGCTGATGTCAAGGAAATCAAGACCACGCTTGCTAACAAGGCTGATAAATCTGAAATCGGGCAAGGTGGGATCACGCAACAACAACTTGAAACTGCAATCGCTGGTGTAAAAACTGCAATTCTGGGCGAGGGTGTGCCAGAAGAATTGGACACTCTCAAAGAAATTGCAGACCGTATTGCTAACGGTGCAGGGTCAGCGAATCAGGCTATCGTGTCTAAAATGACAGAACTTGGTCAAAAAATCACTGATTTGGAAAATACCGATTTTGCACAGATTTATAATACTGCTAAAAATACCCTCTAAGGAGGTGAAGCATGGATAAACTAAAACAAGTTATTCAGGCGATTGGGGTTGATATAGGTGCGCTTCAAGGACAACAGACTTCCTTTTTATCAGCTTCTAAAGCATACGAACTATTTCCAACCTATGCAACTTTGCAATCCCAGATGGCCAATAACATCAAAGACAAGCACCTTGAATTGGGTCTGGATGCACTGATTGATACAAAATTGGCAAATGGCGGTGATCCATTCGTCACACGGTCAAAATTGCCAACGATTGACACTAGTACTCTCGCAACCAAGAATGACTTGGAAGAGCTAAAACGTAAAGTCGGAACGGGTGCTAATAGTGGAAGTACCGAATTAAAAGGCCAAGGCTTCCCGTACAATCTGAATGCAGATATCGGTACAATATATACTGATACCACGGCTAAGAATGGGGCTGTCAAGTGGATCAAAAAGACCGCTGGGACTGGCTCTAACGCTTGGTCCGTCTTGTTTGGTGATGTCAAATTTAAACCAAGAAACATCAACTCAAATCAAACTAATGCATACGTGGAATTCAGACGTGTAAATTCCACGGTAGAGGTCGGCTTCGGTGGTCTATCGTGGGGTTGGTTTGGGATCGTGAGACGAGGTGCGCCCAGCTACGTTCCTCAAGGGTCAGACCGTGAACGTAACGTGGTTATCTTAAACGTCGGCGGTATACCCGTCGGTTTTCGTGCGACCAGCTCAAAACTGGGGATTATGACAAACGACAAGGGTAAGCGTTTGGGAACATTCTATTTAGGTGGGCCGGGTGACGGAAACCAGCTACGCTTACAATTCGATGATCCCGTACCTACTGATAGAGATATCGGAGACTTGCGGTTTACTAATATGTCGTATACCACAGACGACCCGTGGCCAGAGACTTTATAATAAGACACACAGACCCCCTCTTTTTGAGGGGGCTTTTTTTATTGTGTTTATAACGGCAATTTCAAAGATTGTCTATTATAACGGCAATTATGCTGTTATTTACTTGAAAAAAACGACCAACAGTGCTATAATAATTGTACACGGATTTTAAACAATCTACTGAATAACCAAGTGTAGATAGGGTGACACCTTGCTTGGATTGTATACATAATTCCCGTTACGCTCTCCGTGAGATATTGCGGAGGGATAAGTAATTCTCTTTTGAGTAATTGAAAGAGATCATGAAGTGTAAGAAGATTGAGGGTGTATGCAGTATAGAGGTTGTGCGTAATTAGACCATTATCAGACGGTGGCGGTGATAATAGACGCTTTCGGTGAAAGAATAATCTGGGGTAGGCCTTGCGTAGCAGTAAGAACTGAACCAGAAATGCTAAAATAAACCGTTTTGCACTTGAGGCCGAGGGATCGGCCAATAACACCAAAGATAAGTACAAGTAGCCCAAAGTGTGCAGATAAAACATTTGGATATGTTTATGCTTAAAATATATTTCTGAATGACGGGTGAAAGTTGGACGTAACCAGTCGTGCCTAGTCAT